AGTTTAAGTGCGTCATGATTATTTTTTTCAATATTAAGTTTATTTAATTCATCAGCAGATTGTTTAATAGGAATATCATTATTTGCTATTTTATCAAATGTATTATTTTTAATTGAATTTTCAATATTAGATGTAGTAGGAGCTGGTACAATTTTTTTTGCTACATTTGCTGCTTCTTCAGCTGCGGATTGTTTAGCTATATCACCAACACCACCACCTGTAGAACCCAAAGCTATATTTGTTGAATATGCGGCAAGTTTTTGTAATCCTTCTTTACTAATAATTAATTTACCTTGCGAATTACGTGTAACATCATTTCCAGTTGGCATTTGGGCACCACCACCGAAATTTTGTATACCTTTTATTATTTCAATTCTGGCATTGGTTGCGGCTTGTTTATTATTTGTTAAATTAGCAGTTGCAAGTTTAATATCACCAGTTACAATGTTATGCGTAACACCTTCGTAAAGATTTTTTACTGAATTAACAACAGTATCAGAAACATTTTTTCCATAAGAAACTATATCTTTACCTATTCTATTAAGACCCCAACCCTGAGGTTGAGCTGGTTGAGGTTGTTGTGTGTCTTGTGATGGTGTAGGTATAGATATTGATGAAGGTGCTTGAGCAGGAGCAATACTAAGATTTTGTTGAGGTAATGGAGCAACACTTATATCGCTAGGTGGTATAGGTATTGGTTTTAGAGTAGCAGTTGATGGTGGAGCTAAACTAATAGTTTGTTGTGCAGGTTGAGCAATACTAATAGGCGTTTGTGGCACATTAGGAATAACACTAATAGATTGTGGGGTTTCATCTTTAACCTTTAATGGACCCATTTAATTCTCCTAACGGTTTAGTATTTGTGATAGACCTTGAGTACTACCTTGTAAATTTGGTGAAGGTAATGGAAGAGTAGCCCCGGGTGTTGTAGGTGCTGTAGCCATTGGAGCGTTTGCAGTTACTTGATTACCTGAATTAATTGAATTTGTATAAGCTGTTGTAGCAGCGTTTACATTGTCGTTCAAACTTTGTAAATCAGCTAATGTAGTAGCATCTAATGCTTGTTTAGTGTAATAAATTTGATCTCGTGCTTGAGAACCTACTGCTGTTGAAAGTTGATTTTGAAGATTTATTATGTTATTTTGGTATGTTTGTGTAATATTATCTAATGTTTGTTTTTTCTGTGTTCCAATAACCTGTTGTACATCTACACCATTTTTAAGGTCGGCATCAATTTGAGCTTGTAAATTTTGATTGTTTACTGCTGTATTAAGATTAATTGAAGATTGTTCTTTAGCTTGTTCTTTGCCATAGGCATATTCACCCATTTGTACAGCACTTGAACTACCAGCTCCCGTGTTACCTAATGCATTTTGAAAACCTTGATTTTGACCTCTAATTGAATCAGCAAGTTGTGCAAGTGAAAGTTGTTTTAAAGCGGTATTGCCTGCTTGTTGTTGTCCTAAAACATTTACTTGACCTTGTGTTGTATCTGCACTTTGTTGAGATAATGCACTATAATAAGCGTTTGTATCACCTACGTTTTGTGCATAATTTGCTGGACCTGAAACCATTAATTGATTAATGTAATTTTTAATTGGGTTAGAATAGGTAGTTTTAATAGCTTCCGATAATTGAGCTGTTGCTAAAGGGTCTAAACCTGTTGATGTACCGCTTGTAACTGCTGTATTAATATTTCCTGCGTTTGGATTGTTATTGGGATCTGTAGCCGTGTTTTGTCCCGGAGGAGTTAGTTGAACATCTGTTGCATTTGAACCTTGTATTAACCCTGCTGGATAATTAGTTACACCAAGTGTATTGCCTTGTAATGCGTTACTCATTCCTGCACCTGCTTGTGGATTGCTTGCACCATATTGTGGATTGCCTGCACCTCCTTGTAAATCCATAAAAATCTCCTATTTAAAAAAGAGTCATACCTAAAAGAAGGCACAACTCTTTGATTTCAAAGTCATTGATTACATACATTATATCAGAAAAGAAGCTTTATATCAACTAAACTTCCAGTCCCTATCAACTTTTTGAGCAATTTCACCTAGTTTTTCTATTTTATCTTTATCACCATTAATAACAGCAGCTTTCATTTGTTCTCGTAGCTTTTGAATAGCCGGTGAACGTTGCTGTAAATTAATAGCGTAAATAATATCGTTTGCACGACGTTTTTCTAATTCAGATGTATTAGGATCAGAAAGTTTTTTTTGCATTTTTAAATAATCAGCTTGTCGAGAAGCATCTAACTTACGTGGATCCATATTACGATCCTTCTGCAAATGAATAACCGAGGTCTTTAAGCCTGCGTGTTACGTCCATAGGTTCCCAGTTAAGGATTTCAGCTATTTGGTCTATGTTTGCATCACGTGCTTCATAATGTTTTTTAATAAAACCATCGATTTGATTATCTACACCTTTAACAGTACTTAAATCTTCAGTATCAATTTCTTCATAAAGTTCATCAAGACTTTTTTGTTTAGCAATAATTCCGTGTACAGGTACTTTTTCTTCTGTAAGTGGAACCATTATGCCTGCATCTGTTGATGCTGGTGTTGCCGGTTTGCTTGCCATTATTTTCTCCTTATTTAATTAAAAGAAGGTAGAAGCGATAAAACTCCTACCTCCTATGACTTTATTCTGTTTATCTATTAAGAAATAGATGCACCAGATATAACGTCGATGACCCATGATGAGTTCAAAGTCTTTGCAGCGAACTGACCAGCCCATGAAATGGTGTGGTATCGTTCTGCAGCATTGGCTGAATCTGCACCTGTGACAATGTAGAGCTTTGGAGCGTCTAATTGATTGTCGTATACACCAAATGCTTCTCGTCCGTGGATGAAGTTGTGGTATTGAGTTGTAGGAGTAGCAGTTTGAGTAGTAGTCTGACCTTGGTTAGATACTAGGAAACGTACACCATACAAAGCACCAATTTCACCAGCGTAAAGAGCTTGTACATTTGAGTATGCTGCTGCGTTCTGCCAAGTACTTGTAAGGATTAGGTCGTATTCTGACTGAGGTTGAATCTTACCGATCCAGCCAAAAGTACCATCATACATTAAAGCCTTATTTTCTTTGAGAGTTGCAACGGCTTGAGCAATATATTGAGCTTGCATCGTAGCATTGGTGTTAGCAGTAGAAGTTGGGATTGTAAGAGCAGTATTACCTGCATACAATGCGTTTCTTACTAGTGCGTCTAAAGTTTCACCCATGTTCTGAGCAACAACGTCAATTTTTTCTTTGTCGCGGTCATCAATGTCTACAGTACCCAAGAGTCGAGTAACTTGAATTGAGTTACCATATTCCTGAAGAGTAACAGTAACCTGAGTATCAGTTAGAGTAACTAATGTTGGGTTTGTTCCTTCAGTAAGTGGAGTTACGGCTGTAGCAAGTGGTGAGAAGCGGTTAAAGATAACTTGCTTTCCAGCGTTGCCTTCTAAAGCTCGTAACTGAGCACCTTCTTGGTGTACTAACATAGCACGTGCACGTTCTAGGAACCTTCGTTCGTAGTAAACGGCTACTTCAGCTGATAGACCACCAGGGTTTAAACTGGAGTCATAAGCAGCGGTTGTATTCTGTGTTGTATTTGCCATTGAATTTTATGCCTTTGTTTTTAACGACGATTCATTACGAACCAGTCCTCCATCTCTTTGGAACTCATTTCGTTAAACGATTTCTGTATTTTTACAGTAGCGTTTGGACGATTAGCAGATTTCCCTTTTGATGCTGATTCTGAATTTGTCGCTCCTTGCGGATTTGTATTTGATAACGAGTCCAATACCCGAGTTAAAGGCTGTAGGAATTTCGTAAAGCTATATGTAGGGTCTTTGGCATATATGTCACCGTAAGATTCGGTAATTTCATGAACCAAGTCTTCATCATAATCATCGCTATTTGGATTAAGGACTGAATATTTGGTTTCAGCTTTTTCAATTTCTTGAGCCCGTTTCTCAGATGCTTGTTGTCGAGTTAAGTTAGATTCCAAAACCTTTGCGGTTGTTTGCATTTTCAGGTCTACTATTTGACTAGCGGCGTTGATTATATCCTGCTTAATTTGGTCAGGAGTAATCTCGCTCATCTGTGAATAGTCAGGCAACTGAACACTTGATGGACTAACTTGGTTGTTAGACAAGACATCGGATAATGAACTGGGTTGCTGTAAAGCACTTTCTAGTTCCCTAATCTTAGTTGTTAATTCGCTAATTCGCCTCTCTGCACGAGAAGGTCGTTGTCGAGCCCCATCACTACTATTTGCACCGTTACTCTCATCACTAGAGTCGGAATTACCATTATCCTGATCAATACCGCTATCGACATTGGCGTTAGATCGTTGTAGTGCTTCGGCACCTGCGTTCGAGTTTACATCTGATGACGAATCTGATGTTCCACCTGCAGTGGTGGTGTTTTGCGTCATTTGTGAATCAGCCATGGCTGCTCCTTTCTTACACACTTGTTAAGGCTCGTGCGTCGCCTGGGGGTGATGTCCCCCAACGCCTGCTCATCTATTTGGGACGAACAGGAGTTGAAGGGCATTACCTATCTTTTACAATAGGATCTCCGTTCTGCTTAACACCAACAAGCATCTTATCCATCCCGACAAAAGCAAGCGTATGCTGGTGGTCGCAGCTTCTACATATAAGATATGGCCCTTGTTGGATTGGCGAATGATAAACACCGGAAGCACTTTTCTCAGATAGTTGTTTATTGATTTTGGTAAAGTCAGGGAATTGTACAGGT